TCGTGGTCAAGGTAGGCGTTGAATAGATATAAACAGTTATTAAGTTTTGTATGTCCTGTTTGATTGCAAATCTTCCTTCGTTGGAAGTCTGGGTACGCAAAGAGTACTTAACCGATCATCAGTCTGGTCATGGAGAATTTGTCAAGGGCGTTTGGGTTTCGGTTAAATCGATTCCTGGGCGTGCTTTTTATTTTGAGACATACTTACCAGAGTATGCTGCAATGTACGATAAACTCCCCATCAGTGCGTTTGTAAGCGATCCTGAGACCCCTACACCTGATATGAGTCTCCCTAACCTACAATTCTGGAATTGCATGGACTACGGGGTTGTATCGGTGGATAAGAAGTTCATTGGTTCAATGGACTTTGAGTGTTATACAAGGGATCATGGGAATGTGAAAGGCACTTATGTCTGTACGATTGACAATTATCATCATGATCCAGACTATGTTGACTATGCGACCAGTGAAAATCCTGCTGAACACAAGTCTCATAACTTGATTGAGTTGGAAAATGGTCAATATGCACTCTATCCAAACAATAGATTACGCATTTATGACAATAGTTTAACACCAATGGAACCAAAAATGCCTGATTTCAAGGTATCAACGCAGTATTACCAGGTTGAAAATGGATTTGATCGACTCGGAATGGGTCGTGAAGACGAATATTTCTGGAAAACTGCCAAAGAAAGAATAAATACTGAAAAAGAGGAGGAAAATGGGGAACTCACCGGTTGATAGAGACATTGAATACATGAAAAAGATGTGGGGAACGACTCATTTGGTCACAGATCATTGGTCACTCCCTGGTGAAGCACCTCAGGATACCCCCGTTGAGTTGAAAGAAGTGCTGAATGATGAGGCAAAACCCGTTAATAGTGGTAAAAAGCAAGTGCTTTCGGAAGAATCAGGTTATGATTCAATTCCAAATCGCTACTAACCATTATAGATAGTATGTTGAAGTGTATCGGAACAGATGCCAACTAAGCGTTCACGTAGTTTTAGGGATATAAGTCTATCTTTTAAACGCCACCCTATCACAAACGATGTAACAATCCTCAAAAATGAGGATGCGATCAAAAAATCCATTGTAAATCTCGTCCGAACTAAAATCGGAGAGAGATTTTTTAACGATCTCTTAGGAACATCTGTTGGCGATTCACTTTTTGAATTAAATACATTTGATAATGATGTATTAAGGGAAGAAGTTATTGCATTAGTGAAAAATTATGAACCTAGAGTCGAATTGACCAATGTTTTTATCGAAGGTCAAGACGATACTAACAATTTATTCATTCAAATTGAGTATGACATTGTTGGATTACCACTTCCCACACAAGCTATAGAGTTTATCTTACAACCTTCTAGGGTATAATGGCATTCAATCAGTTTACCAATCTCGATTTTAATGATATCCGAGAGCAGATAAAGGATTATCTGAGGTCGAATAGTAATTTTACGGACTTTGACTTTGAAGGATCTAATTTTTCGGTCTTAATTGACACGTTAGCATATAATTCATACATTACTGCCTACAATACGAGTATGGCAGTGAACGAATCGTTCATTGATAGTGCGACATTGAGAGAAAATGTCGTATCTTTAGCAAGAAATATTGGATATGTCCCCAGATCGAAGAAAGCAGCAGTTGCAAGGGTCACTTTTACCGTAGGTCCAACACCAAAACTCGGAAGATCCGTCACATTGAAGAAAGGTGTTGTTGCATTAGGCGCTGCAAACAATGCAAACTACATTTTTTCAATTCCAGAGGACATTACAGTAACTCCAAACTCATCAGGAGTCGCAGTTTTTAATAATATTGAGATTTTTGAAGGAAATATACTGAAAAAGACATTCAATGTCGATGATTCTCAACCAGATCAGAAATATCTGTTACCAAATAGCAATATTGACACCTCTACTATTCGTGTTCAGACAGTTGCGACCGCAATAGAAGAATATACGCCATATACAAACATTTTTAATGTCAAATCAGACACTCGTTTGTACCTTGTACAAGAAATTGCGGATGAAAAATACCAAATTCTCTTCGGAGACAACATTTTAGGTAAAAAACCACCCAATGGAAGCAAAATTGAGGTCACTTACCTTGAAACAAGTGGTGAAGCAGCAAATGGTGCAACTAATTTTACCTTTACTGGTCAATTAGTCCAAAGAACGGAAGGAAAAGACAAAAATGTAACCGCTGGTATCTCCGCTATAACGACCCTACAAGCAGCAGAACAGGGTGATGACATAGAAAGTATTGATACCATCAAATACCTTGCTCCTAGGGTCTATGCATCGCAGTATAGAGCGGTTACTGCTAATGATTACACTAGTTTGATTCCCTCCTTATACCCTAATGTTGAATCTGTATCTGCATATGGCGGTGAAGAACTTGATCCACCAGAATATGGTAAAGTTTTTATTACGATCAAACCAAAGAATGGTGATTTCCTCTCTGACATAGCAAAAAACACTATTAAGAGTAAATTAAAGGAATACACCATTGCTGGTATTAGACAAGAGTTCTTAGACCTGAAATACCTGTATGTAGAGTACGATAGTACGGTTTCATATGATCCTGGCACTGTCACAAACACTCAGGATCTGTACACAAGAGTTTCAAATGCAATTGTAAATTACTCCAAGTCAACTGATATCAATTCTTTCGGTGGAAGACTGAAGTATAGCAAACTTCTTCGTCAAATTGATGATGTTGATGCTGGAATTACTTCAAATATCACTAATCTTGTAATGAGAAGGAATTTGGTTCCTGCATTTGATCAACTTGCCAATTATGAACTCTGTTATGCAAATCAATTCCATGTTGAGGTAGAAGGATTCAATGTTAGGTCTTCAGGATTTACAGTTGAGGGTATTAATGGAACTCTTTTCTTAACTGATGTACCTGATACCGATATTACCATTCCCGGAAGACCAGTTCAAGTGGCACCGACGACTGGATCCATGTCAGTTATCAGATTAGACGATAGTAATCAAGTTACTACTGTTATTGAGAATGCTGGAACCATCGATTATGTAAAAGGTGAGATTATTCTCTTCCCAATCAATATTACAACGACAGTTCTTGATAATAGAATTGAAATTGGTGTTACACCAGAATCTAATGACATCATCGCAAAAGAGAACCTTTATATTGTCCTAGATACTACAGGAAAAAGTGTTTTAACATTAAAAGAAGATTTGATCACCTCAGGATCAAGTAGATCTGGTAGAAGTTACACACCTCCTTCAAGTTACACTAGCAGCACGAAATTTACTCGATAAGAAATGTCAGATAGTAAAGTAAAAATCTCCAATATTCTGGAAAGTCAACTTCCAGAATTTATTTTAGATGATAATCCACTCTTCAAAGAGTTTTTGGAGCAATACTATCTGTCTCAGGAACATGAGTACGGAACAAATTATCTTGCAGAGAATATTGCAGAGTTAAAGAATATTGACAGTTATGTAGACCTTAAATTTACTGCAACTACTCCAAAATTAACCAAATCCATTGAAAACCTTGATGAGACTATTGAAGTAACCAATCATTTGGGATTTTTGCCCAAAAATGGACTTGTAAAGATTGGCACTGAGATTTTTACGTATACTGGTAAGTCATCTTATGCCCAAAAGGTCACTGGATATGATGCTTTTACCAATACCATCAAATTATCCTCTACTGTAGGTTTAAAGTCGTATAGAAGTCAAACTATTACCTTCTCGACTGCATTTTCAAATGTTGTTGCTGGTAAGGTATATTTTGTCACTGAGGTTAAAGACTCAACCACAATTACAATCTCTGAGGACCCTATTACTCTTGATGATGTATTGAATCTTGATATTGCCGACCCTAGTGCTGAAGGTGAGAAGGAAGCATTAGACAGATTCCTGACAGGCACTACAGCAACAAGTCAAGATCGTACATTCGGCACCGAAGATCTTCCCAATGCCACTAATTTTGCCTTTACTGGGTGTATCAGAGGGTTCTCTGGTATTGATAATCTTAGTGATGGCGAGTTTTTAAACTTTAGTATTAGTCAAACTTCATCTCATGATGTAGGAACACCTCTCACTAATCTTGGATTAGTATTCTTAGCAGAATTTTTCAAGAAGTTTAAGAAAATATTCTTACCTGGAATTGAAAATAGACAATTCCAAAGCGTTAATATTGACAATATTCTTTCAAGAGCAAGAGATTTCTACAGTTCAAAGGGAACTGACACTTCTTTGAAGATCCTCTTCTCTGTTCTTTTTGGAAAGTTAGTTGATATCATAAAACCATTCGATAATACAATTCAGGCATCAACTGCTGATTTTTCACTTTCAGATTACATAGTCGTCGAAACTATTAGTGGAGATGCAACAAACCTAGGAGAAACGACTGTATTACAAGGAGATGTCAATAATCCAACTGCCAAGGGTATCGTTTCGAGAGTTGAACGTATACTTGTGGATGGAAAGAATTTCCATAAGTTATACTTCCCCAAAGACACTATTGAGAATAAGTTCAATGTCAGTAAAAAGACGAAAGTCTTAGGAGTTGGTTCTACAACTGGAACTCTGACCGTAGATTCAACTGTTGGATTCCCAGAAAAGGGTATATTCCTTACTCCAGACTTAGCAGAAGTTAGTTATGGGCGTAAGAGTTATAATCAATTCTTTGATTGTGTAGGACTGGTTAATACTCTTGTTGAGAATGATCCTATTACTGATGGAAAGTATATTTTTGGTTATGAGAACAATGACATCAACAAACTCGTTACAATGCGAGTTGTTGGCACCATTGTAGGAGTTTCAAGCAACAAAGATACCACCAGTCAGTTTAGGAAAGGGGATGTTCTGACTGTAAAGCATCTTGGGGATAAAGTAGAAGAATCAGATGTTAGATTTAACAGGTGGTTCTATAACAATGTAGTAATTACAGATGTTCTGCCATTAACAGTTAATGGAAAAGACATTATAACTCCAGTTGATCACTATTTGAACAAAAATGACAGAGTAGAGATTATATTAGAAAAAGATAAAAGTGTTGTAGAAACAAATGCTGAGGTCAATGAAGTTTCCACCAGAAGAAACGTTGCATTTACTGGTATTTCCACTCTTAGCGCAAATACAAATTATCTCATCAAGAAAAAACTTGATTTTGTAAATTCAAACCTCAGCGATGATGATATTTTATCAAATATCCAAAATACTTTTGTTGATAAAGAAAAGAACACATATGTTGCATTTTCGGGACTTCCTGGTTACAACAGTGTAGAAGTTACCGATAGATCTAAGACATTTACTGATACCAACATAGACGAAACTACTGATACAATCACTATCAATGATCATAATTTTAAAACTGGTGAACAGGTATATTATGAGGTAACTTCTGGAACTTCTGGTATTGTGGAAGGAAACTATTTTGTTTACAAGATAGATACCAATAATATTAAATTGTCATTTACTTCTACTTCCATTGATAGAGAAATCTATGTTGATATTGCAAATATTGGATCTTCTAGTAATCATAAACTAACTCCAAGTTCTTTATTTGGCGCAAGTTTATCTAATCAAAATAATTTTAAGAGAATCTATAGAACTCCAAAACCAGCGACTGAACATAACGATATTGTTGGACCAATTGGTGTTTCTCTGAATGGTGTTGAATTTAATTCGCCAGTTTCAGAAGATTCAATTTTTTATGGTCAGATTGATAAAGTTAATATTCTGAATCCTGGATCTGGGTATGATATTGTAAATTCACCACAAATTGGAATTGCAAATACTGACGGAAGTAATGGTGCTACTTTTGTAGGTCAGTTCTCTGGAAAAGTTGAGAATATTATTGTTACTAGTCCTGGTTTCAATTTTAAAGATACTCCTACTGTAAAAATTATCGGAGGAAATGGAACAGAGGCACTTGCTGAGGCAAGAATGAGAGGATTTACTTATTCTGAGTCTTTTGTTGATTCTGCACGAGGTAATCAAGAATCAGATACGATTCAAATAGCAAATCACAGATTTTTAGATGGAGAAGAAATTATATACTCTTCTACTGGAAATCCTATTGGTATTGGAAGTACTAATGTCGGATTTAGTACCGATAAACTGACATCTGGTGCAGTATATTTTATTGCAAAGATTAATGACACAGAAGTTTCACTTGCTGTCACAAAAGAGAGAGCATTAAGCAAAACAAATCTGATTGACATGAATGCTTTTGGAAATGGCGTTCATAAGTTCACATCAAGATTAAACAGAAAAATTATTGATGAAATTAACATTATTAGTTCTACTGATGATTTTTCAAACAAGAAAGTAATTGTAGATGGTGTAGCATGGCCACCGGCAAATCAAAAAGATATTTACAGTTCTTTCGTTGGTATCAATACACAATCTAATTACATCTATGCAAGAGATCACCAGTTTAAAACTGGCGATAATATTGAATATTCATTTGATGGTACTACTATTGCAGGACTATCGACAACAGCAAATTACAAAGTAACTGTCTTAGATAAAGATAGATTTGTTCTGAGTGAAGCAGGAACACCAACCGCTATCAGTAGTGTTAATTTTAATAATAAGGACTATGTAAACATTACCAGTGTGGGTGTAGGTACACATACATTCAAGTATCCACCAATTGCCGTCACAATCAATGGTATTGTTTCCACTGGAGATACTAGTGTAACTGCCTCTTACTATAACGCTACTGCAGTTCCTGTGGTCCGTGGAAGTCTTCAGAGTGTATTCATCAGAAGTGGTGGTGTTGGATATGGTGTATCTGATATCATTAATTACCAAAGGGATATTGATATCAAGGTTGAAACAGGAAAAGAAGGAGTTATCAGAGTCATCATCGAAGACGGAAAGATTACTTCAGCATATGTTGCAAATTCAGGTTCAGGGTATACCTCTCCACCATCAATTAACGTTGTTGGTACAGGTACATTAGCAAAACTGACTGCTACTATTGTAGACGGTTCTATAACCGCAGTCACTGTTGTCAATGGTGGTAGTGGGTATGATTCATCAACGAGAGTTGATGTAATTCCGACTGGTATTGACGCAAAATTAAATGCAGAAGTTCATGAGTGGAAATTGAATAATGTTGAGAGATATAAAGAAGCACTCCAACTTGACAATTCTGCAATACTCAAAAAAGACAGACTCAATAGAGAATTAGTTCAAATTAAATCTAATGATGGTAGTACTGGTTCTAAGTTAGTTGGTTTTTACCCCGGAGCGTTTTATCGTCAATTGTTGAGTGATAATGTTGATATTAACGCAGATGAAAATGTAAAAGATTTTTCACACTCTCCGATAATTGGATGGGCATATGACGGTAATCCAATCTATGGTCCATATGGGCATGCAAATGCAATTTTTGATGGCGCTGCTACTGGTGGAAATAAAAAGATATTATCAAGTTATGAACTTGATCCAGAAACCTCAAATGGATTAAGACCATCAGGATTCGCTCCCAAAACTTTCACTCAGGACTTTGTTTATAAAGCAAGTGGAGATCTGGATGAATTTAATGGAAGATTCTGCAAAACTCCAGAATTCCCCGAAGGAACATATGCATACTTCTCTACATTAAATCTTTCTGGTGAACTTGTGTATCCATATATCACAAAATCACATTACAACCAAACTGATGCATTTAACTATGATCCTTCTATTGACCAAAGAGATCTTATCATAAATGATGGATCATATAAGAGAAATGTAACTCACCTTGGAATTAATGATTCATTCAGAGATTATCCATTCATCTCTGAATCTATGATAGAGAAGGCAAGAGTTGATGTAGAATCAATTAAATCTTCCAGAATAAATTCTATCAATGTTCTTGAATCTGGTTCTGACTATAAAGTTGGTGAACAAATCAATTTCAGTGCATCATCAATTGATGCAGAAGTTGGTGAAGTTTTAGGTCAAGGTATTGTTTCTATAGGAACGAGCGAGACTGTACTAAAAAATACTATTTTTAGTGTGAGAGGTAATGTAGTAACTGGTGTTACTACAACTCCACATGGTTTCCTTGATGGTGATATTATTGAAATTTCTGGTATTGGATCTGCAACTTATAAGAACATTGAAGGTTTCCCTGTGATTGGAGTGGGAACAGTTTTAACTGACATGAAAGTTGCTGTTGCTGCCACTTCAGTAACAGGTATTACTACGGTTATTTCATTAAGTGCTTCTACATTTACAGAAAAATTTGTACCTGATGATATTGTCAAGGTTGGTAATGAGTTAATGAAGATCGTTAGTATCGATACGGTCAACAACAGATATAGAGTTACAAGAGTTTTCAACGATAGTCCTGCTAGTACCCATAATGTGGGAGATTTGGTAGTTAAACAACCTGTAACCTTTAACTTCCTTATGGATAAGAAGGTACAAAATAAGAACTTAACTATTCCATATAAGCAAACCTTTGATATCTCTGCTGTTGGTATCGGTTCTACTGCTAAGTCAATTGTTGTTGGAAAGATTGGAGACGTAGATCTTTCAGTTGATATCCCAGCTAGAGCAATCTTCGTACAAAATCACCAATTCAAAACTGGTGATGAACTAAGTATTGTTTCTGTAGGGGGAACAATCTTTGCTTCTACAACTGCTGCACTGGGAAATGCTTATGATATTTCTACAGGTAGTCTCTTTGCAGTCAATATATCAAATGATTTCATTGGACTCGCAACTTCTAAGGCATTTGTTGGTATCAATTCCACTCTCTTCTTCACTGACAGCAGTAGTGGAAAGAATCATACATTAACACAGGTTAAAGATAACATTACAGGTACTGTTAGAAAGGTAACTGCTAGAGTTGTAACTGATAGTGATCATAGATTACAAAAAGGAGATGATGTTAGATTCCATATAACACCCAATAGGGATCAAGAGTTTGTACTTAAGTTCAATCCAACTCTGAAAAAACTAGTCGTCAATCCCAAGACTTTTGCTTCTGCTGGAATTGGAACTGACATTACATTAGAAAATCATGGATTAAAGACTGGAGATCTCGTCGTTTATGTAAATGCTGTTGGTGTTGCAACACCTCTGCAAAATAATAGACAGTATTATGCAATTAGGATAGATGATGATAGGTTTAGACTTGCAGATTCTAGAACTGATTCATTAGCGTTCCCATTCCAGAATATCACCATAACTGAGCAAGGATCTGGAACTCATGAAATTTCAAAGGTAAATCCAAAGTTAGACGTTCTAAATGGTGGAAGAATAGTACTGAATGTTGAGGATACAAGTCTTTCAGGATTTGGTATCAGTTTCTACAATGATAGAACATTCCAATCCAAATACGAATCTACTCTGATTAAGAGTCAGGGACAAATTGGTGATGGTGCTGTTGGTTCACGAATTATAATTGATGTAAACAAAAATACTCCACCTAGTTTCTATTATAGAATTGAAGGGAAGGATAATAAATTTACAGACACACACCCATCATCTGTAGATGAATCCGTAGATAATTATTCTAACATCCGTATAGTAGACTCCAAGTTCAATCAAAACTATACACTCACATCGGTTGGTTCTACAGTCTTTAACTTTACCGTAGTTGGATCTGCCGAAACAACATCATATGTTCCTGCAGGATTTAGTACAGGATTCTATTCTACTAGTTCGTCAACTGCATTTGGTGGAATTCATTCAGCCAAAGTGATAAATTCTGGTGTCAATATTCAAGATTACCCAGCATACACATCTGTAGGAACTACTACAGGAATTGGTGCAAGGTTTGAATTAACAGACACAGATATCGGTGAAATTATAGATGGATCAATTATTGATTCTGGTGTTGAATTTTCAGAGGATAATACTCTTAAACCAGAAGCAGATAGTTCTCTTGTCTTACAACTTGAAAATAATAGAACACTGTCAGAAGTTGGTATCGTCACCAGTGGAAGTAATTACAATGTCCCACCAACAATAATTGCAATTGGAAATGATAGTATCGTTGCAAAAGCGACACTTGAAGGTAATTCTGTTGGAAAGGTCGAAGTTATTTCCAGTGACAGTAATCTAAGAGAAGATCTTAGAATTATTGCAGTTAATAACTCAAATGGAATTGGTGTTGTCAATGCTACTTCTAATTCACAGGTGAATGAACTCCAACTTAGATCACCTGATACTGGTGGTGGATTTGGAGCAAACTTCCCATTTGAATTAGGAGATGAAATTTTTGTTGAAAATGTCCAAATTACAAATGCTGGATCAGCAGATGGATATAATTCAAGTGACTATGATTACAGAACCTTTATTGTAACCGATCGTAATACTTCTGCCGGAACTGAAAGTATTAGTTACTCAATTAATGGTATAGGCGTTACTGGTGGTACTTACGATATCTCCCAAAGCGCACAATTTGGTAGAGTTATTAAAGTAACTGATTTGGCAACATTTAAACCAAAATTCTCAGCAATACGATTTGCAGAAGGTGAAAAGGTTGTTGATATCGATAACTCAAAAAATAATACAGATATATCTGGTGTTGTAGCATCGAATGGTTTCGATGAGGAATCTGGTATATTAAGACTCAATAGAGTCAATGGAGACTTCACCAAAGGAACAGTCATTCGTGGCGTTGTGGGTAACTTTAAAGCGGTTGTCACTAAGGTCAGTGAATTCGATTTCAATTTAGATGTAGGAAGTACTGCAGCAGATTCTGGAGTATGGAAAGATGATATTGGAAAATTAAGTGATAGTCTCCAAAGACTTCATGATAATGACTACTATCAAAGATTCTCTTATAGTATTCGTGGTGAAGTCGAATTGGACAAATGGAAGGAAACCGTTGATAGTTTAGATCACACTGCTGGGTATAAAAATTTCTCAGATCTGCAGATCATTTCATCACCATCTAAGAAAGCACAAGTCTCAATTGGAATTGGTGAGACTAACTTCAGTGCTCTCATCAATAGTTCAGCATCAGTACATTCAAGATTGAGTTATGATCTTGCATCTGAAGACACAGAATCAAGAAATCTCTCAAAAATTATCAAATTTGATTCTAAGGTAATCACTGATTATAATGAATCTAAAACTAATAAAGTTCTGCTTATAGATGACATTAGTCCTCAGTTTGATGGTGAGACAAATACTTCCGGTCAACTTGTTGGTTTAAGTACTTTCACTATACTTAACCAGGGCAATAGCATGCTCCATCATGTTGTTAATCCTGAAACTGCTATTAGCACTAGCACTCACATAATTTCAATTACAGATCATAACTTTAACACTGGTGAGGAACTTGTATATGATCCAACTAATGCTGGTATTAATACTGGATCATCTATTACCATCAGTTCTATTAATGTTCCTGGTATTGGTGCCACTACTATTCTCCCAGAAACGGTATTTGCAATCAATGACAGTGCTAATGGTATAAAAGTTGCTGTTAGTAGAACAGACGCACTTGCAGGAACTGCTGTGTCATTTGTTAGTGTTGCAGGAATTGGTTCAACTCAATCCTTCTCAACAGAGGGTGATCTTGCAACTAGTAGAAGTATTATCACGATTGATAATATTATCCAAAGTCCCATTGCAAGAAAACCAGTAGGGGTCGCCATTACTATGGTAGATGCCGTTGGAATTGGTTCGACTCAGATTAAAGTAAGTGATGTATCTAAGATTGCAGGCAAATCTCTACTTCGTTTTGGAGATGGAGAAATTGTTAAAGTGAATCTGGTGGGTGCAGGGGCGACCAATATTCTTAATGTTCAGCGTGGAGCAATGGGTACTGTTGCTGCTGCATACCCTGTTGGCACCGCTAGTAGCGTCGTCTCAGGGGATTATAGAATCAAACAGGGTAAGATTTATTTCAGTGATGTACCATATGGACCCACAGGAGTTGCTGGTATAACGACTACATCGACTTTCACTGGAAGAATCTTCTACAGACTGTCATATGTTGAAAATGTAATTCTTGACGACATCTCAGAATCATTTGATGGTGCCACTGACCAATTCCCTCTCATTAGTAGTGGTGTTGCAGTGACCGGTATCACTACTCACCACGGCGCTTTCTTGATCAACAATGTCTTCCAAAAACCATTCCTTTCACCGATTGGTTCTGTCTTAGTTGCCGATTACACACTTCAAAAGACTAATGATGGGGAGGATATTGATTTTACTGGAACACCACAAATCAGAGATCTCCCTAAGGGTGGCATAATTAATGAATTTATAGTGGGAGTTGGTAGTGGATATCAAGTTCCAACTCGTGCTATTGGTGCTGCAGCAGTAAATGGTTCTGGTGTAATCACAGGAGTTACAGTTGGTGTTGGTAGTACTGGTATAGTTGCTGCCGGTGCTGGTCACTTATTCCCACCAAACGTTTCAATTGCTGACACGATTGGTGGTGGAACAGGTGCCGCAATAACTGCAACTGTTGGTGCTGCGGGAACAATTACCGGATTTACTGTTGTGTCTGGTGGTACTGGATACAGTCAAACACATCCACCTTTGATATTCACAGATGAACCTGCACCATATAAAAATCTTACACTAGTTGGTGGTAATGCTGGTATTCACTCTGCAAAAATAGATGTTGTTGTTGGAACTGGTGGTAGCATAATCTCTTTCAACATGGTAAATCGTGGTATGGGTTATAAAGAAGGTGATGTTCTTAAACTTGAAGGTCTTCCATTCAATCCAGCAGTTGGAGTAAGCACCGCTGATTTTACCGTCACTGTCAAAAACAAGTATCAGGACAAATTCTCTGGATGGGCGTTCGGTGAACTTCTTGAATTAGATGACTTTAGTAATCAATTCAATGGTGCTAAAACTCAATTCCTTCTTACTAGAACAGAAATCAATAAAGAATTCTACAGTATTGTTGCTGAAAAGGGTTCTAATATTGTCCTTCAAAACAATCTGTTAATTTTCTTAAATGATGTTCTTCAGTATCCAGGAAAAGATTATGAATTTAATGGTGGCACAAGACTTAAGTTTAAAGAAGCACCAAAAGCAGGAAGTAGTTTTAGAATGTATTTCTATAGTGGTTCTGCATCTGACTATAATGAAGTTGATGTTGATCAGACAATTAAACCTGGTGATAAATTAAGACTTCAAACTCAGGGTCTTATTACCAGTCAAGATCCAAGAATCATTTATCAATTGATTGCTTCTGATACAGTTCAAACTGAAACTTATACAGGTGTTGGTATTAATACTGATAACTCATTCTTGAGACCAGTAGAATGGACCAAGCAGACCTCTGATCTTATTATTGATGGTGTTGATTTCTCCAAAGTAAGAAATTCCCTTGAACCACTGTATTTCCCAACAACTAATATTATTCAACCTGTTGCACCTACAGATACTACAATACATGTTGAAGATGTATGGTCATTCTCAAAAGTTGATAGTCTTGGACAATCAATAAACAATGTTAGAATTGTTGGATTTGGAACTACTGCAGTTGTTGAAACAATCAATTCGCCCACATATGAAGGGGATTATGGAAAAGTCATTGGTATTTCAACCAATGCAACTGGAATTAACACAACATCACCAAGACTTATATTCGACTTCATTCCAGATGAAGACATCTTTACACAATCAGGTCAACAGAATAAGATTCAATTTACAGGTATTTCTACAGGAGATTACTTTGTAATTAGGAATAGTGTTGTTGGTTCTGGTATTACTTCAATTGATGATCATGAGACCAATATTGTTGGTACAGGAACAAACTTCGTAGATAATGTTTACCGTGCTGCCTCGGTTGTTAACATTGCTGGAACAGATGCAAAACGTGTATCTGCAAACATACTTTCTCTGGTAGGAATTAACACTAACGCTAATCTTGATACAGAGGATAAATTCTACGGAACATTTAGTTGGGGTAAGATAAATATAGGAAGCAGAAATGGAAAATCGTTTACTTACCAAAGTAATGATCCACTTTCTGGTCTTAGTACTTCAGCACATATTTCAAGAACCGCCCAATTGTCAACCTTCTATTAAATGCAGGGTACTAAATTTAGTATAAATAATCAAAAAATCGGACAGACATGCCTGCCATAATCACTGACCAATTTAGAATTTT